GGTTCCGGCGGAGCGCATCGTCTCGCTAGTTGGCTGGCTAGGACAGGGTGAGCTTCGCTTCGCCGAGGGCAGGGCGGGGCTAACGGGGGGTGTGTGGATGGCAAAGGCGGCGAAGAAGGTGGCAGGGAAGGGGGCGGGGCGTGGCTCGAAGGTGGGTGCGGTGCGGGCGGTGAAGGCGATACACCCGCTGCCCGCGACGACGCCGACCAAGCTCAAGTCGCGAATCATCGGCGAGGAGATGGTGGACCCGGTGACGTTGCGCGCGAACCCGGACAACTGGCGCGTGCATTCGGCGGAGCAACGTGACGCGATTCGCGAGGTGTTGAACACGGTCGGATGGGTGCAGCGCGTGGTCGTGAACAAGCGGACGGGGAACATCCTCGACGGACACATGCGAGTCGAGGAGGCGTTCCGGATGGGAGAGCCGCGAGTGCCCGTGCTGTTCGTGGACCTGACCGAAGCGGAGGAGCGACGGATGCTCGCACTGTTCGACCCGGTCGGTGGCATGGCGACGGTGGACAAGAAACGACTCCGCGCGGCGCTCGAAGGATTGAACGCGGAAGGCGACGGCCTCAACGCGTTGGTCGATGACCTGCGGAAGAAAGCGGGGCTCGGCGGTGGCGACGACGACGACGACCGGCCCGAGGTGGCGTTCACCGAGGAGTTGCTGGAGGAGCACAACTACGTCGTGCTCTACTTCGACAACCCGGTCGATTGGCTCTACCTGCAATCGTGTTACGAGTTGCCGAAGGTGAAGTCGCTGCGGAGCGAGGGGAAGTTCCAGCAGGTCGGACAGGCGCGCGTGATTCGTGGCGTGAAGTTCCTGCGGCGCGTGCGCGGGGAAGATGAGGCGGGGGAATGAGCGAGAGCGTCGTTATCTGCGCGCCGTCGTACAAGCGGCCGAACGCGGTACACACGTTGCGCTACCTGCCGTCGTGTCGCATCTACGTCTCGCGCGAGGAGGAGGACGCGTACCGCGAGGCGAACCCCGGCGCGGACATCGTGGGCGTGGACCCGAAGCATCAGGGGAACGTGTGTCGAATCCGGAACCACATCCTCGATTGCGAGATGCGCGAGGGTCGTGCGGTGCTCATCATCGACGACGATTTACAGGGGCTCTACAAGTGGCGGCACATCGAGCGGTGCAGGATGGAGGAGGAGGGCGAGGTCGTCGCGTTCGTCGAGAAATACACGGCGCTGTGTCGCGAGTGGGACTGCCCGGCGTGGGGCGTGAACGTGAACCCGGACGGGCAGGTATATCGGGAGATGACGCCGTTCTCGCTGACGTCGTTCGTGGGGAGCCCGTTCCTCGTGCACGTCTCGCATCGGTTGCGATACGACGAACGCCTGTCGCTGAAAGAGGACTACGACTTCACGTTGCAGTTGCTCAACGCGCATCGGAAGGTGCTGCGCGTGAACAGCGTCTACTACCTGACGTTGCAGATGGCGCAGCCGGGCGGGTGCGCGACGTACCGAAACCTCGAGGCGGAGCGGAAGCAGCTTGAGTTGCTCCAGCGGAAGTGGGGGAAGCACATCGTTCGCATGGACGCGTTGACGACGTCGCGGAATCACAAGACCACGAAGGTCAGGAAGTTCGACGTCAACCCGGTCATCCGGTCGCCGATTCGGGGGGTGTAGGTGGCGCGGTCTGGCATCGTTCGGGTCGGAGAGATTGCGGCCTTCTGGAACATCACGCCGAGGCGAGTGCAGCAACTCGTCGCGGAGGAGAAGATGCCGACGGAGGGTCGCGGCCAATACGACCTGCTCAAGTGCACGGCGTGGTACATCCGATTCCTGCAACGGCTCGTCGAGGTGCGGTCGCCGAATCCGGCGGTCAACGGGACGGGGACGGACGTCGAGACGGCGACGGCGCACGCGCGCGAGCGGCTCGCGGTGACGAAGGCGGAGCGCGAACTCAAGGAGATGGACCTCGCGAAGCGGCGCGGCGAGGTGGTCGAGGTCGAGGCGGCGGCGTCGATGTGGGCGGACGCGGTCGAGAAGATGCGCGCGCGGATGCTCGCGAGCGTCAACGGTGCGTCGGTGCGATGCGTGGGGCTGACGACGAGGTCGGCGGCGCAGGCGGTTCTACAGGACGTCGTGCACGGCGCGTTGGCGGAGGTGGCCGCGATTGGCGACGAAGTCGAGGAGCGAGCGAACTAGCCCGAGTGGGGCGCATCTCGCCCACGCGTTGAAGCGATTGGCGGAGGTGCTGCGACGTGCGGCACCTCCGCCGCGCTTGCTCCCGTCCGAGTGGGCGAACGCGAACCGCGTGCTGTCGAATCGAGCGAGCGCGGAGCCGGGGACGTTCCGGTGGCAGCGCGCGCCGTATCAGCGCGAGTGGCTCGACGCGATGGTCGAGGACGGGGTCGAGGAGGTCGTGCTGATGACGGCCTCGCAGGTCGGCAAGACCGAGGTGCTGAATAACATCCTCGGCTACTTCATCGACCAAGACCCGTCGCCGATTCTCGTGGTGCAGCCGACGGTTGACCTCGCGGAAGCGTGGTCGAAGGACCGGCTCACGCCGATGCTCGACGAGACGCCATGCCTGCGCGCGAAGGTGTCGGACGCGAAGTCGAGGGACAGCGACAACACCATCCTGCACAAGTCGTTCGACGGCGGTCACGTCTCGGGCGTCGGCGCGAACGCGCCCTCGGGGCTGGCGATGCGTCCTATCCGCATCCTGCTGTGCGACGAGGTCGATAGGTTCCCGGCGAGCGCGGGGACGGAGGGCGACCCCATCTCGCTCGCGGCCCGACGGACGGACACGTTCTGGAATCGGCGCAAGCTGTACACGAGCACGCCGACGACGAAGGGCGTCTCTCGAATCGAGCAGGCTTACGAGGAGAGCGACCAGCGTCGGTTCCATGTTCCGTGTCCGCAGTGCAAGCACATGCAGGTGCTGCGGTGGGAGCGCGTGATGTTCGAGCGCGACGAGGCGGGCATCATCAACATCGAGTCCGTCGTCTATCGGTGCGAGGCGTGCGACGCGGCGCTGACGGAGAAGGACAAGGAGGGAATGCTCGCGGCCGGGAAGTGGGTCGCGGCGTATCCGGACCGACGGCTGCGCGGGTATCACCTGAACGCGCTCTACTCGCCTTGGCGGATGTGGTCGGACATCGCGGAGGAGTGGGTGCGCGTCGGGAAGAATCCGGAGCGGCTCAAGGTGTTCGTCAACACGGTGCTCGCGGAGACGTGGGAGGAGAAGGGCGAGGGCGTGAAGGCGGAGCGGTTGCGCGACCGGCTCGAACAGTATGACGCGGAGGTGCCGGACGGCGTCGGCGTTCTCGTCGCGAGCGTCGATACGCAGGGCGACAGGTTGGAGGTCGCGGTCGTCGGGTATGGCGAAGGCGAGCAGGCGTGGCTCGTGGCGTTCTCGCAGATTCACGGCGACCCGGCGCGCGGCGAGACGTGGGCGGAACTCACGGCGTTCCTGTCGCGCGAGTTCGAGTGTGCATCGAGGCAGCGCGCGCGCGTGGAGATTGCGGTCGTCGATTCGGGCGGCGCGCACACGGACGAGGTTTACAAGTATTGCCAAGCGTCGCTCGCGGCGGGGCGTCGCGTGTATCCGGTGAAGGGAGGCTCGGTCGCGGGGCGTCCGTTGGTCGAGCGTCCGACGAACACGAACAAGTACCGGGTGCCGCTGTTCGTGCTGTGCGTCGATTCCGGGAAGGAGACGGTGCTCGCGCGATTGCAGGTGCCTGCGCCGGGCGCGGGATACATCCACCTGCCGCATTGGGTCGATGACGAGTTCCTCGAACAGTTGACGGCCGAGAAGGCAGTGAAGCGATACGTCAAGGGACGCGGCGCGGTGCGCGAGTGGGTGAAGCTGCGCGAGCGCAATGAGGCGTTCGACCTGATGGTGTACGCGTTGGCGGCTCTCCGTATCGCGGGAGCGGCGACGATTGCGACGCTCGGCGAGCGGGCGGCGCGCATGTCGGTCCGGGTCGAGGCGACGGAGAGCGCGCCGGAGTCCGAGTCGGCGATTCCGGCGCTGGCCGGGAGGGTCGCCCTGCCCCGGCCGTCGTGGGTCAACTCGTGGAGGCGGTAGGGGC